AACGCTTGCTGGTTTCAGAGTCAGGCCAGGTGCCAAGTAGAGTGCCATCGCCATCAGCAGGGCCCACGGCATCTTCAATATCGCCAGCAGGCTGAGCAAGACCATTCCACTTTTTATAACCATCAGTAACAACTGAAGTGACAAAGAAAAGAATGCCTTCAAACACTTGGTAGCGAGGAATGCCATCACTAGAGAGCGAGAAACCGTTTTGCCGCTCAAACCCCTCAGATAGACGATCCTGAATAGACCAAACCTTCTCACCTTGGTGGAGGAAGATGTCCTCGAGCACGTCCCCTGAGGAGCTTGCAAACCTGTGGTACTGCAAAATGCCTCTAATAGGAGTGCCAACTTCTGGATAGCTTGCGGTGCCTTCAAAGGAACCAAGATGGTAGGCAACTTGCCCTGGGCGCTTCTTGCGAGAAAGCGACTGCGTAACAGAGATATTCTTGGCGTTAACCATTTGCTGGGGAGGAACAATAAGCGGGTTATCAGTGACGTTTAAGCCGCCAGACAATCCCTCTCTGCCAAAGAAGTTATAGAACCTTGAAGTGTCCCCACCACCAGCCACTGTGACTAGTCCTCAATCTTTCCGTACATCGAAAGACCCCAGAAGCCAGATCTACGGCCACGAGTGGCACGCTTCACGTAGTTTCTACCAGGCTGCACCATTAGATCTTGATCTGAAATGGCCTTGTCGTTTTTCATCTGCACGTATAGCTGCGCAAAGTTATTCATCATCAGAGTCCCCACCATTTGGTTTTTTAACACAATGGTAGCAAAGTCTGCACAGGCTCCGTAAAAAAGTATTGCGCGGTAGCGGTCTGGAATAATGGGGTAGCAATCTTCTTCATCCTCAAGATAGAAGATCCTAACAGAGTAGGTGAGTTCAACTTGGTAGCGCTTGTCTGGAGCAGGCCAGAACTCAACATAAGTGGCGTCATCATCCACATCACGGCGGGTGTAGGCAGCAACTCTAGGGATGCCAGTGGCTGTAGGGTCTTTTGCCTGATACAGGGACAAGGTGTCTGGGCCAACAAGCTCAATCTTAGAAGTGCCGTTAATGGTAACGCCCAGCAATTCATCCACTTCTTTTGGCATCTTGTACTGGTTTTTAACAATGGTGTAATCGCCATCGGTCTGGTCATCTTCAGAGAATTTAGATTCAAGTGTAAGAGCCGTGGTGCTCGTTACATCAGAGACATGGTAAACAACCTGAGAGTCGTTAAACCAAAATAGGTTCTTAGGGAAAAGGGTGGCATCCCAAACGGTGTCAGTGCCAGTGATATCGTATTCACCAGCTACAGAGCTTGCGGTGCCAGTCGTATAGGGAGCTTCGAGGTTAAAGTCGTATTTAGCCTTCATCCAGCGCCAGTAGGTGCCCATGCAAACTTGCTGGTAGCGGTTATTGAGAAAGATCTTAATCTGCTCACGCTTGCTGGTTTCAGAGTCAGGCCTGGTGTGGCCAGTGGCCTTCAGGATCTGGTCAATAATATCTTTAGAGTCACCAAAGGGAGTCGTGCCGTAGTTAGTTGTGCCGAATGTCCCAGTGCCAAAACCGCTAGATGAACTCATTTCAAACCCCTTTTAATCAAACTTCACGCCAGCTTTTACACACTTGTTGTATTGCTGCTGAAGCTTCTGAAGATCATATTTGTGCACGCATTGCATGTCAGAGAAAACCGCATCCTTAGGATAGATCACCTCAAGCATCTCTTTGCCGTTGATGGTCACATTACGCTGAAGGCGAGCTTTCTCGGCATTACCGCGAAACACTGCGATGTTTAGTGCAGATCCAGCACATCCAAAAAAGAGTATGCCAAGCAAGAACCCTTGAAACATTTTACTAGTCATTTGGACCTACAATCGTGCCGTGGCCAGAAGGCTTTCCGGCTTTGTCAGAATCGAAGGAGTCCTCAATCTTCTCTTGGTCGCGTTCAACAGTACCCTCTTGAAAGTCTTTTTTACGACCATCATATTGGATCTGTCGCCAGCCAGCGATAATAGCTCTAACAGCTGCAATCATCACAGGGATGGCTTTGAACACGGCAAGAATTGTATTGAGGACTGCCATCATAAAGTTACGCTACTACTTCTGCTTCAGCGACAGGAGCTTTGAAGGCTTCCAGCAAGCTAGGCAATTCGCCAAGCATGTGAACAACAAGCTCAATCCACTCAGACAAAGACGCATCTTTGACTTCAGCAGGCACAGCTACAACGTCCTTGAGAGCAGCTTCAACAGCAGCCTTCTTGACTTCATCACCTTGGATTGCAACGAATGCATCAACAAGATCTTGAGCATTGAAGCCATCTTGCAGTTCCTTGGCAATTACTTTGGTAATAACCAGGACAGCGGTTAACAGTTCTTTAGTTTCTTTAATTCCATGAGCCATTCTTTTTAATCCCCTTCTTGTTTGATCCCAAGCCTGCCTTCAAGGCGGGCTAAACTCTCTCTTACAGCGCCGAGTTGCTCGACTATCTTTGAGTCTAAACTCTCGTGCTTTATCCGCAACTGATCTACGTCCTTTTGCACTTCTTTTGCCATGTCTTTAGCTGCTGCGGCAAGGCCTTCGAGTCTGACTAGCCATACCGTAAATGCAACAATTGCCAAGAGCAGTTCGGTGTCTACAGCCTTGAATTCCATTAGCCATTCCACCCAGAAACAGGTATCGGGTCTGTCGTGATATTGATGGTGTCTTGGTTGGCAAGAGTAGCTGGGATTGCCTGAGTTGCAGGCGTTCCACCAGTCACATAAGTCGCTGCTGAGCCTTCTGCGTTAACGCCGATTACAGACGTGGAGCTGTAAACAAGGTTGATGGGGTAGAGTTCCGTACCAAATTTATAGTAGAACCCTGTCCCCATGCGCTTGTTGACTGTGCTTGGGTAATCCGCAGAATCGATAGTCAAGCCAGAAACCATGTTCAATGTAAATGAGACGGAGTTAGGAGCACCAGCAAAAGCAAGGTTATAAGTGATCACAATAGAATCGCCAACTCGCTTCCACCGTCCGGTGTAGGTGGTGGTTGTCGTGAATGCTCCAGTGGGGGTAAACGTCGTCCATACGCTAGGAATGTACCGATCTTTAACGAGCCACGCACTTCCCGTGCTGTAAACCTCAATTGCCTCATTCTGAGTGTTGAGCGTAGTGGTTAGGGTGCCATCAGTTACCGTAATGGCGTTGAAGCTAGTGTCAGTTTTCCTTATGCTGTAACGCTTCCCAGAGTTGCCAGCAGCAGCTGCAGGGAGCGTTAGCGTAAAGATACCACCAGACGAGTCACCAGTTACCAAGTTGTCGTTAGCGACAAGCGTGTAGGCGCCAGTTTTAGTCGCAATTGTAGGCTCTGGAAAATCGTACACTGGGTTGGTTCCGTCAGACCGCAAAACCTTGGACGCTGCGCCAACAGCAAGCCTTGTTGCCGTGCCAGAAGCACCACCGTAAATAACATCCCCCTGGGTAGTCATGGGGTTAGAGAGCGAGCCAAGCATTGTATTCACATGAGCCACAGTAAGATCAGCTGCGTTTGCCGTGCCGCCAGTGTTGTTGCCTTTGATCGTAAGCGTTGGCATTTGAGCAAGCTTTGCATTTGTAACAACGTTGCTCTGAATAGTGGCAACAGCAGCTCCAGCTCCAGATGCTACAACATCTGTAGTTAGAGACGTGATGTAGTTTCCAGTGGCTTGCTTTGCGTCCAGCTGAGTTTGGATGGCCGAGGTGACGCCATTTACATAGCCAATTTCGGTAGCGGTCGTTGTGGCAGCTGAAACAAAGCCAGAACCATCAGATACCAGTGCGCGGCTGGCTGTCAGAGGAGCAAGCTTTGATACCGCAATGGCTGCAGAGGCATTGATATCGGCGTCGACGATATCACCAGTCAGAGCAAGCTTTGAATAGTCGATTGCGGCGGATGAATTGATATCTGCATCTACAATAGAGTCCGCAAGGTCAAGCTTTGAATAAGCTATAGCGGCAGCGGCATCAACGTCAGCGTCAACCAATAGAGAAGAAGATAATTCACCAGTAACACTAGAGTGCAGAAGGCCAGTAGAAAGATCACCAAACGTAAGAGTACCAGTCGCATTTAGTCCCCCTTGAGCAATCAGCTCTGCGGTGAAGGTCTTCTGGCCAACAATAGTCTGATCGGTGTTCAGTGTGACAACTGCGCCAGTTGTAAGAGATCCAAGGTTTGAATCTAGGCAGTCTAGGTAGTCTTGAACTGTAACAGAGCTAAGGCAGACAAGTGACCCTTCTGTGGTAAGGATTGCGGTGGCGGCATGAGCATCGGTCGGGTCTGCGATGTGTGTCTGGATTGATTCTTGGTTGATGTACATCTGCGAGTCGATTTCATCAGCGTTGCTGTTTAAAGCATCAGCCCAGCCAACATCGCCAGCAGCAGGTTTTTCAAGGTCATAATGAGTGGTAAAGCTTGATGCCGCAAAGGCCAAGCCAGAGATACTAAGTAAAGCAAAAAGAAGCTTTTGTTTAAGTTTGTTCATGAATGTGCCTCTTCAAAAAAGAGGGCAGGGGATTACTCCCCCACCCTTACGTATGGACTAGTTAACTAATTAGCCCGCACCAGTCGTGCCGACGATACCGCGCCAGTCAGAGTAGCCAACTGCGTAACGGCAGGTGATTTTCTGAAGTGCAGTTTCAGTACGGAAGTCGTAGTCAGTCCCGAGTTCGGGACGTTTACGCCAGTAGTACATCAGCTTGTGGTTTGCTTTATCAGCAGCCACGAAGAATGCATCGGCATCGGTCAGGTAGTCGTTTACGACAACTTCAATGCCGTACAAAGACTTGATCGAGTTAACAGCGTTCACGCTGTCGTTCGAGGTGTTTACAATCATTTCGGATTGCAAGATCTCGATAGCGTTGAAGTGTTCTTCTTTAGGAACGATCAAAGACTTGGGCTTGAGGTGGATTTTCTTACCGGCCATGTCCTTTTGAGCACGCAGAAGCGTAATCATGGCTTTCATGGAAGTAGAGGAAAGATCCGCAGCAGTACCAAGAAGGTTAGAATCAGTTCCAGCTCCAGCAGCCACGAGTGGGTGCGAGAGAGAGAAGAGAGCTTGACCGTCTGGGCCAGTGGTCGAAAAACCGCTGTTGAAGATGTCTGCAACTGCGATCTCGATCGACTCCATAACAGCGTCGGTCAGTTGGCGAGCGTTGTCAGCCATAACGTCGAATTCCAAATCGTCGATAAGCTCTTGCGATTGACCGCAGAGGATACCAAGCTTCACAGCGAGGTAGGTCTTATCAAACCCTTGGTAACGGCGTTGCATAGGAATCTCTTCAGATTCGCCAACAACAGCAGCAGGACGGTAGCCAGAGACTTGTGTGCTCTGAGCAATCGAAGTGCGCATGTCGCGTACGTTGAAGATCTTCTCATAGAAAGGAGAGAACTTTTCGAACTGGTCTTGAACGATGAAGTCCAAGGCCGGAAGAGCGTCCTCGAGTACGAGATCACTGAAGTTATTGCGTAAGTTAATTGACATAAATTATATCCCCCTGATCCCTATTAAACGCCAGCTACGCCAGCACGCAGCGCATGGTTGTTGATTTTGACACGTGCAGTAGCGTAAGAACCCCACTCAGCAGTTGGGCTCTTGGACAAGCCAAGAACTTTAAGTTGCTTGGTGATGCCAGTGCCGAGCGATGCAGAGTCAAGAGCTTGCTTAGATTGCAGAAGAGTCGAATCAAGTGCAGTTGCAACTACGTTGGCGTTTTGGAAAACGTCAGCAGCTTGCAGGTCAGCAGAAGCTTGGATCTCGAATACAGTTTCAGGATCGTCGTAAACTGCGATTGCAGTTACATCGGTAGAAGCCTTGTATTCAGCAGCAACGCCAAGAAGCGTAACGCCGTCTCCGCCAGTTGCAATTGTTACGTTACCAGCAGCATCTGCGATAACGAAGTCGCCTGGAGCCAAAGCGGCACCAGTCTTCTTGGTGTAGTAGGTTACTCGTGATTGTTTGCCTTCAGTTTTGACAGGCACGGCGCCGAATGCGTCATTAGTATTTGCCATTATTTATTCCCCCTAGTTAATTGTTAATCGTTAAATTCATTCGAACCAACACGCTCAACAGAAGTATCTTTTTCAGAGATTCTGATGCCAGGGCGTTGACCAGTTTCTACACCAATCGAAGCTCTCTGAGCATTAGTCTCACGATCCACTCTAGCTTTAGCTACGGCTACAGCTTCATCTGTTGCATATGCCAGGACGTTTTCACCAAATCGGATAGTTTCACCGTCTCTGAAGATATTTACAGATCGTGACTCAAGTTCGCGGACAATTTCCGGAGTGAGTTCTGACTTGCGAAGAATCTTCCAAGGCCTGGTGAACTTGTCTTCACTTGCGCGGGCTGCTACCCAACGAAGCTTATGGCCCACAATCCTAAAAGGAAGGTCCATAGAATCGTTGAAGTTAGCCTCGTGCTTTACAAATTTTAAATCTTTTGATCCAGCTTGTTTCATTTCATCAAACTCCTACCGCGTTTACGCTCAGGGGCAACATATGGCTTCAAAGATGCTTTAAAAGCTTCAAACTTTTTAGGGTCTTTATCGATGCCATATGCACGAGCAAACATGAGCCTTGGGTCATTGTCAGAGATCTTTGTGTGCGTACCACGCGTACGGTTATGAACCGACGTATTAGATGCATCAAGTGCTTCAGACCCATTTTGTAGGCTTCTGCGCTTTTCCACTTCTAATATCCCCCCCATGGTTGGTGCCACGATTTCTGCTGCCCTGAAGAGTAATGTTGGGCTCTCCCAAGTGTACTCTCCCAAATCGACCATCTCTCGCATCTTAGTTGCGACCTTCTGTTGAAGTTCCTTGTTGCTCTTTAGAGCGGGGAACTTGTCTTCAGCTTGGCGGTCAAAGTGAGCTTTTTGCTGTGTCCTTTGAATATTCTTTTCGGTATTCGTTAATTGAGCTTTTACAAACTGTCCCAAGAGCTTTGGATCTTTTGCAATGGCAGCGTACTGCTCATCTGAAAGTTCTACTTGTTCTTGTTTTTTGGTTGGTCGTTGCTGATTAGCAAGTCCTTGTGAAAGGCCTGCAATCTGCTCCTGAAGCTGCTTGATCTGCGCTTCTAATGGATTGACCTCAGTAGCCTCTTCTTGGCCGTAAGAATCATCCGTTTCTACGTAGCCGTCTTGCTCGTAGCCTTCGTTATAGTCTGGCATGTCCTATGCCCTCCCTCTTGAGAATATAAGTCTCGTGGTAAAAAGCAAATATATGCTTATTTTTTCTTCTTTTTAGCTGCTTTAGGTGCTGCTTTTGCTTCTACTTTCTTGCCCTTGCCAGCAGCTTTCTGCTTTGCAATGCGCTTGAGGCGCTCAAGGCCTCCGATTTTTCCAGTATTTGCCATCGTGTTGTCTCCTTTCGTTTAAATGACCACGTCTTGTGGTTTTGATCCAAATTTAAGAACTCTAGTGCGGGCTTCATCTTGCTTCTTTTGGCGAAGACTCTTCACCTCGAGAGCTTGCAACGCACCTGCTTCATGAATAAATGCAATGAGACCTGTTATGGCCTCAAGCCTGCCCTGAAGGCGGTGGAGCTTATCTGCGCTGCCATCAAAGCTAGAGAGAAAGTATAGAGCGCGTGTCTGCTCAGCCTTTAAAAGCTCAACCATCGCCACCATGGCTTCATCCCTGTAATGGGTGTGGAGCACAAGAGCAGAGCGCTTGATCTTCTCATCTGTGGACTGCATATCGAGGTCAATGGACGTGGGCCGTGCACCTAAGAGGTGCAACAGCCACAGCTTCATAGATTTAAACCACTGGGCCATTTGGTACTCCTAATTGGTCAGGTGCAATGGCACCGGGGTTTTCAGGCGTGATGCCATCAGTTGGAATCTGCATGCCAGAGATGTTTGGCATAGAGCCACCAGCTTGCTGCGCTGCCATCATCTGCTCATGGGCTGCCATCAGTGACTGGAACTGCTGCAATTGCTGCTCAGTTTGAAGCACTCCAAAATAGTCAGAGTCAACAAAGCTTTGAAGCTCTTGCAGAGCCTTCTCATGGAGTTCATCCATGCGAACTGTGGCTGCAATGTTTTCGCCCATACCAGTCATGATGCGAGCTAGTCGCTCTTGAGAAGACAGGCGCGGCCCCTCGTATCCCTGAGGAGGCGTAAGGTAGTCATCCACACGGCCAATCTTATGCACTTTGAGGAAGTTCTTTGCCATGTTGTAGAGGTTTTCTGGGCCCACAATACCAGTCTGCGTGTAAACAGGGTTTTGAAGAGTCTGCATAACCATTACAGACATCTGCTGCTTTTCAATCTGGCTCTGACCAAGAATGTCAGCAGAGATAATAAAGTCGTACTCACCCTTAAGGTCAGCGCGGTTAACACGGCCAAATACTGGCTCGCCTCTTTCACCCATTACCCTGAAGAACAGCTGCTCTGGCATACGCTCACGGCACAGTTCAAAGAGGCACTTCAGCATCTTAGACATGCAATCTGCGAGACGGTCGAAGTGGATCTCAAGCTGAATGCCAGAAGATTGCGCAATCATGTTAGAGCCAGTGGCGTTTCTAAGGGCACCTACGCGCTCAGGAGCACGGCCAAGTTGGAGCTGGTCAATAGAGAGGATGTCTTCAGCATAGCCCCGGATCTGGCCCTGCTCTTGTGAACCAAAGCCTGTGAGAAACGGAAAGCTAAAGGGCTTCACATCGTTTACGTCATCAAGAGGAATACCCTCGCCAGGACGCACTTTCATGATTTGAGGCTTGAGGCTTGTAGAAGATGCCTTGTACGCAAACATCGGAATGGAGGCGAGCGTCCCGTTATCCATGCGAAGGTTGTGAAGAGCATCGGTGTTTCTTTGCATGTCGTAGAGAAGCTCGCCCACACCCACACCATCGGAGCGGTCAGGGAAGCTCACATAGTCAGACTTAAATATAGGACGCAGACCAGAAGGGGAGATCCTAGATAGGTATGTCCAGCCAAGCACTCTGCCAGATGCCTTATGCACCCAAGCCACAACTTCGCGCTTCTTGGCGTTTACGTCTTTTGAAAGGTCGTTTTCATCAACCTTTTTACCAACATAAGCAGGTCCATAATACTCAAGGATCACATGCTTGTTGTCGATAAAGTCATTGGCGTCATACCCATCCATGTCAGTGCGGTCAGACTTGATGGTGCTTGCGTTGTCAGATTGAAGGTAGAGATTCTCAGTAAAGTTTAGGCTAAATTCTACGGCTTCAGTGAAGAATGCCTTTTGGCGAGCCTTCTCTTTTAACTCTTCGCTAGACATGTAGCATTTTAGAATCACACAAGGGCAGTCCTGAGGGTCGCGGTAGCCAAGGGGCATTGCGATATCTTCAGCCAAGATGCGGCGGATCTGAGGGGTTTCAAGCTCCTCAATAATGTCTTCTTCTTTTTCAATAAACTTAGTATCGGTGCGCGTGCGACCAGTTGCAGTTGCAGGGTCAAAGTACAGGGTCTCGGTGATTTCAGGGGTGACAACTACATCGCGAAACTCGCGCTGAGTCTTTTTCCAGTAAACCTTGAGATATCCAGAGCCGTTTAGAACCACGTCCCAAAGCCACGCATCAAACTCACGGCGAGCGCCAAGCTTGTTGTTGGCATATTTATAGATAGTCCAGTCCATGAACCGTTTGATGGTTTCTTCTTTTTCTTGGAAGGCCTCTTTAATAGATTCAACAGAGAAGAACCCATTGGGGTTTGAAAAGAGCTGCCAGAGCCTGGCGTGCGCGGCTTTACCGTAAGTAAGAGTCAGGGGAACGTGGAAGTTTGAACCCCAATCCCAAGGGGAGGTGCTTTCAACAGCGCGCAGATCTCGCCAAGATGCTTCAATAGCTTGCTTGCGGTCCAGGTTATCGCGCCTGGTGTTGTCGTATTCAACCCACGTTTTGTTAGCTAGGTCTACGATGTACTCTTCATCTATTGAAGCGTTCGATAATGTTTGATCTCGTTTCGAGACTTGTTCTACTGCCATACCCTTTGAACTCCCCTGTCAGGTTGATGCTAGAAACGGTGTCTAGTATCTCCTTATTTTCCCCAATTGTAAGTGCTATTTGAAGCACAGCGTCGATAAGATCATCACCCTTTTTTACTGGGCGACCAGTAGCGTCACTGGATTTCTGCCCTTTGAACTGGGCCCACCTGTAATGCTCAATCTCTTTTACAAAAGCTAGATTATCCTCGTTTTCGAAAACATAGAAATCTGGACGCTCTTTTTGCCCTCTTTTTGTTACTCGAAGCCATCTCTTGAAAAGATCAATCTTTCCTTGGACGTTCTTTGGAGCAACTTCAACCCTCGGGCCACCTGCCCCCCTGGGGCCAATCATCATTTCAAGTTCTTCTCTAACCGACACCCTTCTTGCTGTGGGATCTTTAAACGACTTCTGCCACATGGGCACTGAAGACGCGTTATCTATAAGAGTGCGAGTGATGTTCGGGCGAAGATCCTCTGAGATGTCAAGCTGGGCTCTACCCATAAGGATGCAGTCCGCGATCTCATCAATGGTGCCATCAGCATATAGGCTAGAGAGAAGGATCTTTGCTCCGTTTGGAGCAAGAGCAAGCCACACCACAGCCCACGGTTTTTGAGGATGCGGGTCAATGCTCTCAATGATTGGCCATTTATGCGGGATCGGGAAGGGCTCTAAAAGGTGGTGCTCTTGGCTCCACGATTTAAAGATCATTCCTGACATTTGAACAAACATGCCGCGAACCCGGGCGTTCTTTTCTTCTTCATCGTAGAGACTTGCAAGCTCTTCTAGGCGCTGGCGGCCAAGAGTCTCATCACCGTTGCCGATGTTTTTAGCGTTCGCCCACTGATCGAAAATGACGTACCACATCAACGGGTGGTTATCGTTATCCTTGATCTTCTGGAATTCCGAAAAGAGCCAGTCGCAGTTTAGTGGCGTACCAGTAAGAAACATACTGCCACCGCGATCTGTGCAAGCTCTCCACATAGCTGCCCAAATGGTGCGAGGTGCTGGCTCATCAAACCACACAAGGTCATAGTCAGAGCCCTCAAACACCATCGGATCTTGGTCCCATGAATAGATGTCTGTAACAGAGCCACATGTCCAGTGGATGCGCGAGATGGCTTTTGCCTGGTTACGCTCAACCCTTTTGATCTGCCCCTCAGACACCCATTCATCAAGCTTAGGCTCTAGGATCTTCACCGCATGGTTTGTAAAATCTGGCACAACAATAGCCGACTTGATTGGAGTCTTGGTCTTTAGGTGCTTGTGGGTGCCAGTATTCCACATGATGAATTCGACAACGCCAGCGGTGGTCTTGCCACCCCTGTTGCCTGCAAAGATAAACCGTATGCGCTTGTTTGCCTTGTGGAAGGCAAGCTGGCCAGGGTGAGCGCCCTCAAAGTACGCATCTAGCCTCTTTTTCCTACGGCTCTGCTTTAAGCTTTGAACCTTTTGCGTAAATGCCACAAGATCCTCTTGTGACATTGACTCCAGTTCACTTGTCGTAATCTTCAGAGTCGTCAACTATCTCAATCCCCTCAGCAAGTAGATCCTTTTGAGCGCCGCGAACAATAGACATGAGCGCTTCTTTCTCGGTATTTGGATCAACACGAGAGATCTCGTGCTTCTGTGTTGCTGTGTGGCCCCCCAACGCTAAGAGATGCTTTAACGCATCTAGGCGATTCTTCTCTTTCTCCCCTGTAAATGCCACGCTGGCAAGCTCTGCTGCTGCAAACTTTGACACGCTGGAGAAAAAGGAAGTGGGATCAAACTTATCTGAAACAAGCTTCTCAAGTAGAGGACGCATCTTGGCCACGTCTTTTCGAAAGTCGATGGCTGCAATCATATCGTCTTCAATAGTGGCGTCTGTCAGGTAGTGGTCTTGTTTACCACGGTGGCCGCGTACATTGTTGTAGGCTTTGGCTTTGGTCCTGACACCGGCTTTTTGCTTTGCATGCTCTTTTTTAGCGTTCAAATCATCTACGATCTCATCGACTGAGCTTGTCGGGGGCTTTGGATGTCTCGACATAGCTTTATTTTGCACTGCAAGTGGATTTTTTACAATGAATCCGACACAATTAGGCAAGAGGATGAATTACGAGGGGTACAGGAAGTGGAATAGATGTACGGTGCAAAAATCCGCACCTTCGGAACCTGTCCCAAAGTACGCCACTTGGCTTAAGGACACGGTGCCTGATGACGTTATCCACGTTAAAAAGTACAAAGGTCTGTGGCACATCCTCAAAGGAATGCGCATCATCGCCAGACAACCTGGCAGGCAGCGAGACCAAAGCTTCCACTTCGATTTCATGACGTTTCTTCGTTACGCGAAAAGTGTCTCAAAACTCTACAAGAAAACCAAACGCGGCAGACTTAGAAAGCGCACGTTTGAAAATCAGATGCAGTTTTTCACTGCCTACTGGTACGGCCTAAAAAGGGAGCAGAATTTAAATGAAGGAACTAAAACTAAAGTTGACGATGATGAGTATGCTTTTTATCAGCTCATGTGCAGGATTGACCGAAGTACTGCAAGAAGTTGGAAAGCTACCGGAGATGATTGGCGAGACGACGACGAAGAAGACACCGAATTTGATCGACGAGCTAGAGACGAAGCCCGGATTGACTTCATGCTTAACGAAGATCCACAACAGGGGTAAGCCTCCGCTGGCTGTCGTAAAAGACATCATCTCAGTTGTTAAAGGTATGCCCAGTGCCGCTTTTGCAGTTAACGATGTCTACGATGTGTATTCTTCTGTAGCTCCGCAGCTTGGTCCCTATACCAGCATGAAACACCGCCGGGCTGTGATGGCAGAAGTGCTGATTGTGCTCGCAGGATACGAGTCATCTTGGAATTACAAGCTGGGGCGAGATACCATGGCCATGAACTTTTCTGCCTGCACACAAGAGGCTGGCATGTTTCAAACCAGCGGCAACTCTGTGAACTTTGGCGTGGACCTCATGCAACTGCAGTATCAAAAGTGCATCAACTACGCTGGCAGGACTCCTTGCGATAAGTTCATAACCTGCACCAAAAATGACAAGAATCTGGCTATCGAATGGACCGCTCGTTTGCTGCGCCACACCGTAAACCATCATGGACCGCTTAAGAGAAAAGAGATTCACCAGTGGCTTAGGCCTGAGTGCGTCAAAGCTATAGAGGGGAGTATTTAATATGGAAAAACCTGAAATTCATGGGCGCCTTGCAATCATCGTAGGGCATGAGGCGAGAGCCAAGGGAGCCACAGCAGTTGCGCCTCTTTCAATGTCAGAATACGATTATAATTCGTTAGTGGCTGAAGACATGGAGGCGTATGCGCATGAAGTCGGACTATTACCAAAAATCTTTTATAGGGACGGTCTTGGAAGGGATGGGGTTGGTGAAGCTGCGTCCACGTGGGCTAATGGAGCCTTTAGATCAAGATGCATCGAGCTGCATTTCAATGCGGCCACTCCACACGCTACAGGCACAGAAACCTTATATGATACTCGGGAACCCGGAAACAAAGCGTTCGCTGAGACCGTACAGAAGTTCATGGTCGATCTTTTCAAAGCGCCTGATAGAGGTGCAAAACAAATTGATTCTGGAAGGGGCTCAGCAAACCTCAAAGCAGTAACTGTTACTGGTTGTCTTGTGGAACCACTTTTTGGGTCCAACACCAAGGATGCCCAGAAGCTACTGCTCAAGCGAGTGGATTACGCTAAGTGTCTAGTTCACGCAGTTATTGCAGATATCAATAAAGCGGGCCCCAAGCTTCTTTAATACCAATCTTTGGCTTAGAGGCTTTGGGTTTCTTTTTAGGTTTGGCTGGTTTCTTTGGTGCTGGTTTTTTCTTTGCGGCCATGTGATATCCCCCTGAATATAAAAGGGCAGCCACTCACAAGGTGGCGGCTACCCTCTAGTTAACTAGCAAGCCTTTTTCTTAGCTTTAGCAGCTTTAGGCTTAGCAACAGCAACTTTCCCTTTTTTAGGCAGGGCAGCCTTTTTTGCTTTTTTCATAAACTCGATTGTATTCAGGTTTTGACAATATGCAAGTGGGCCACTAGTCGCATTAACAGAAGCCGCAAGGGTACGTTCACAAGTTGGTAAGCCTCACATCTTAACCTGCTGGTCGTAGTTACACCCTTGCGGTTTTGTATTTTCAAAGGAGGTACGCTGGGATGACCATTCAATGGCCGAAACATTCCTACAGCCTAACCATCGTCCACAACCACCACAAAGAAGTTTACCGCTCAGTAAAAGACTATATCTCTGATGCCTTTGCATATGGAGATGAAGACTTTGCATCGCACTTTGCGGAGCCGCTGGAGATGATAGATAGGTGCACCAAAACTGATGAAATGTGGTCCATTACATGGTTCCCTTTAGACGATTCTGGCCCCAAGCTAGTGATTGCGCCAACATTTGAAGAAGCCCTACAACACGCATTGAGGATTGCTAAATGAGACATTCACAACCTATTCACAACCTATTCACAACCTTCGCGTTGCTATTAACAACCATCTGTTTTGCCGGGGGCTCAAAGAGGCCCTCTGCTCCAGTGCCATCCCACAGACAGCCAAAGTCTGGTGCCAAAGTGTACAAGCCATCCGGGCAGTGGGACATCAAAGACACTTCGGACATCCCCAAAGACGTGGGCACGCTCTCCATGAAAAACGGCGTAATCATCTGGGATCTCAAGGGCGCGATCCTTGACGGCGAAAAGCAAAAGGGCAAGCTCGATGATAACGAGAACAATGAGCCGCTGTTTCGCGCCAGAGTTCCACTGGTGGTGAAGAACGGATTTGCTCGCAATGTGAAGAACGCCATGACCTTCTTTGCCAAGGACTCAGGCGTTGAGAAGATGACGTTCCTAAGCTGCGGCGAGGATTGCCTAGCAACGGCCAAGGGCCGCTCGAGCAGCGTGCGGGCCTATGGGTTTCGCGCAATCGACAGCGAGTTTATCGGAAGGCCCGACTCGGACAAAAAATTGCAGGCGAATGAAGCCAAGGATGCCGTGATCACGGGAAACCTTGTCTACGGCGGCGTGACCGGAATGCGCATAGGCGACTCGGACACCACGCAAGTCTCGGATGTTGCCGTGGTGAAAAACAATCGCTTTGTGGCTGTTGATACAGCCATCCATGCCTCGAAAATCACGGTGCAAGAATCCGGCAACAAGTTTGAATCGGTGAACACGCCGTGGAAGTCCGCGAATGGAGCGGTGAAGAAATGATTTGTCCACACTGCCATAAAGCAATCCAACATACCGTGAGCGAAGAAGCCTTGGCTCTTGCTAAGGAATACCAAAAACAAGGGTTCTCATTAAGAGAAATTGAAAAACTTCTTTTTAAAGATGGGCACAAGGCCTCCGCAGCGTCATTGAGTCGCAAACTAAAAGCGGTGAAGAAGTGAACCCAGTTTTAAAATTCATCCTCTACAGCGTAGTCGCCTTAGCGCTAATGATGGGCATTTTCCTCCTATCCGCCTGCATTCCCGCCGAGGACTTTCTCGACACAGCCATGAAAACACCCGGCAAGGAAGTGTGCGCCACGCTTCAACGCGAGGAAGTCAAGGGCACCGCTTGTGTGGTGTTCACGCCTGAGAAGGTTGTAGTGCCGCCTGTTATCCCGCCAGTGGAGGTGAAGCCGTGAAGCTAGAAGACTTGCTTGCCGTGTGCGAAGCGGCGCGCGACAGGCCTAAGCGTTTCACTTCCCATACCGACGAAGGTGCTGCCGACCAAGTAGCGCAGGTATTCCGACTAACCTTTAACCCCGCCGTAGTGTCCGCCATGGTGAGAGAGCTGATTGCGGCGAGGGAATACTATGATGCAGGCGTTGAGCACACCAGAACCCATGGAATAGCGGCATTTAATGGACTGTCTCCTAATGAAGCTTACGAGGACACTGCAGTTTCACAGGCGCGCGCGGACTATAAGCACGCTACTAAAACATATCGAATGGAGCGTATAGCAACGGATGAGGTGCTGGAGTGAGCCACTTCAACTCATTCAAAGAATTCTACCCCTTCTACCTGTCGCAACATACGCGCACGTCCACCAAGCGCCTGCACTTTGTCGGCAGCTGTGCAACGCTTTTACTCTTGTTCTTCGGCAAGGTGATAGCCGCCATAGTGGCAGGATACGCCTTCGCTTGGATTGGACATTTCTTCTTTGAGAAGAATCGCCCGGCAACATTTACTCACCCGCTGTATTCCCTCATGGGAGATTGGCGAATGTTTTGGGATGTGCTGCGTGGAAGGGTGGAGTTGTGAGTGTTGCGGTGATCGCGTGGTGGAGTGGCGGTGTCACTAGTGCCGTTGCTACCAAGTTAGCTATCGAACAATTCAAAAGTGTGGATATCTATTTCTGCGAGACGAACCAACACCACGCCGATAACCTGCGCTTTAAGTCCGAGTGCGAAAAATGGTATGGCCAAAAAATACACACACTCACAAACGCAAAATGGAAGTCAGTAGAGCGAGTCTTGGACCACGGTTATATCAACGGCCCATCGGGCGCATATTGCACAAAGTTATTGAAGAAAGACGTGCGCGTAGCACTGCAAAAAATTGTTGAGTTTAGTTACCAGGTGTTCGGATTTGAGTTTGAACCCAGGCAGGTTTTAAGGGCGATTCGATTCAACCAACAGAATCCCACGGCAAAAGGCGTGTTCCCTCTTATTCAGCGCGAGATAAATAAAAAAGACTCCATGGAAATGCTTTTAAAAAACGGCATAGAGCTACCCGCGATGTATCGGCTTGGTTATTCAAATGCCAATTGTATTGGGTGCGTGAAAGGCGGCATGGGCTACTGGAATAAAATAAGACTAGATTTCCCTGAGGTATTTGAGCGTACAGCACAGCTTGAGCGTAAGGCTGGGCACACCTGCATCAAGGGCACCTTTCTAGATGAGCTAAACCCTAGCGCCGGACGCCATCAGAGCATTGAACTACCGGAATGTGGAATTTACTGCGAAGTAGAAATGGCTGGTGCCGAGTGACCACACCCACCCCTCGCGATGTTGAGAAAGTTAGACTCGCTTTAATTGAAGAATTTGGTGACATTTACCCGAGTATCCCCAATGGCCCCATTGTTGGCGTAATGCTTAAGCTAATAGCCGCCGAGCGCGCTAGCTTGCCGCTCAGAGGCTTTGAGTTAGCTGTTACCCGCATGGGAATAATGAACGATCGAATGCGCGGATGCGGGAATCACGAGCTACTTGAGGAATGCGAGGCTTTTAAACTGGAAGCCAAGCAGGCCCTAGAAGACCTTCGCAAGTGGAAGGCGGGCGAAACTGAACCCCGGAGCGCTGAATAATGAGCAGAAAGAATTTACCAATATGCCCCGAGTGTAAACAGCCTACCCTGGACTTTTTCACGCCACCAAACGAACCGCCTAATTTTAAAATACTCGGAACCCCAGAGTACATTGATTGGTATAGAGCACATCTGTACTGCACAAACGGTAAAACTAATTGCAAATACAGATTTTGCATAATTCGAAAAGAACCCCAACGCGACCAGGCCGCAGAAGAAACCGAACCCACAGAGGGTGACTACATCCAAATGCAAAAAAGAAAGCATTTAAACTTATGAAGTACCTACTGCTACTCCTCACGCTCGCATGCGCAAAACCTCAGCCACCTGATTTGATGCCACCGCCACCACCAAAAGCACCAACACCTGCGCCAATACCAGTGCCGCCAACACCGCCAAGCGCTCCGGTTGTACCAGTGGTTGAGAAGCCTGTACCGATGCCGGACCCGTTTGCGCGATTCAAAACTCCACTAGAGCAGCTAGCTGTCTTTGAACTAGAGCTTCCAAACTCCACGTGCTTTGAGTGGGACCCAAACCCCGAGCCCGATGTTATCGAGTATCACCTCTACATCTCAGAAGATGGCATTACCTGGGGGACTCCGCGCACCACAACAAACAGCGTCACCGCGTGTGCCGAGAACCTCATTCAAGGCAAGGCCTACTTTGCCATGGTAACAGCTAAGAACACCTCAGGCCTGGAATCCCTACCTTCCGACCTGGTGCCGTTTCGCACCTCATACATCGTTGATCCCAAAGACATGCTCATCACATCCACGCGCCTTTCAAACGGCGACATGCGGTTTTCTTTTGAAGGCCCAGCACACATCATGGAAGCAAATGGAGCCGTGGTGCAACAATCCGAGGACCTTGTGACGTGGCGAGATATCCCAGTGGAGTGGACATATGCCTTTGGCGTGCACACCTGCGTGGTGAACCCGGGAGATGCTCAGCGAGCCTTCTATAAGATGGGGTTCAAATGGTAGATATTATAAAGCTGATAGCTATGATTCTAGTTTTGTCTTCTACTTTCTGGCGGTCTCCAATGTGCCTCTACCATTTCAATAACCATGAAAAAGATTGACGCTGTTTTGGCCGCACGAATGCGGGCGCTTCTAGACGACTGGGAAATATTGCTGCGCAACAAAGCTAAGTACGATGAGAATACTGAGCCACTCACATGGGATATAGTGCGCGAAAGCTACTACCAGATACGCAACGAATGGCTTGTCGTAGACCTAATAGAGCTACATAATGAAACGAATGAAAACGAAACAACTTGCCCTTGAACTGTGTCGCCGTGAAGGCAAAAAATCACAAGTAAACATTGCTCAGATGACGGAAGTCGTCGGCAATCTAGCCGAGCTAACGGCTGGTATGTCACTTGAACAGCTCGTAAACCTTGCTGTAGAGCTACAAAAGCTTGGCAAAAAGAGACTCGCTAAAAAGCTATGAGATACAGCAGCAGCATCTATAAAACACAGCTTGGCGAAGACTTTCACTCGGTTAAAGGTCACAACAAAACCAAGGTTCACCTAGTTAAAAACCCCAGCGAGATCTATTGCAGAAGCACGCCTTACGAGAAGTATGTTGCCGTCACCATCGACCAGGCAAAAAAGATCACATGCCTAAAATGCCAGCGGTTTTTAAATAAGCTCCAGCTAAAGATCAAGCCTCAGCAAGTATCGGATGTCCAAACTCATCCACTGCCACCTGCAGAGAGCTTGCTTCTTTTAGCCGGACCACCGTTTTAACAGCTTCCATGTAAACTTTGAGCCCAGCCTCAAGGGCCTTTAGCATTTCCGCATCTGACTCCTGCGCATCGTCAAGGATTTCAACTTCAAACTTATAGAGCCTTAGCGTTTTCACCTTGTTCCATGATACTGTTTTTTTAAATGTCTAAAAGGCTAAACGTAGAAGACCCCAATGTTTTTGACACCTGGCGAGAGCTTTATGGCGAACTCACCGACATGGAACAAGCAGAGTTCTATAACGACATCGAGGCAAAGTGGCCCTGGCAGCAACACTTTCACCTAGGATACTTCTACAGTGCGCTCTCTACTGGCCAGCCCCTAAGAGTGCTAGAGGTTGGCGGGTGGAAGGGCGAAATGGCCTCCCAGATGCTGGCGCGTTTTCACAACATCACCTCCTGGCACAACATTGAACTATGCAAAGCTGCAACAGATCAAACTGTGAACATGCCTAGGGCTGGAATTTACAGCCATGAAAACCCCACCGAGTTTACTTGGTTTAAGAAACCCCGCACCATCGATGCCGATGTCTTTATCTGCGCTCACACTATTGAACACTTTATAGATTCAGACCTCTGGAACCTGCTTAGCTGGGCAGATGGCATCCCTCGGATCTGTCTTGAGGCGCCCAGTTCTATGGGGCCAAACGACTGGAAGGCATTTGCCTGTACGCAGATCCTAA